ACATGCGACAGTCCGGCGGTGGCGGCGGCGGCTCGGTGTCGGTCTACTGATGTCCTTCCGCACCGACATCCTCGAAGCCGTCGAAGACGTGCGCAGCGTGCCGGGCGAGCTCGACATCCGCCAGTATCGCGTCTTCGTCTCCGTGCAGACGTGGAGCGGCGCGCGGCCGGGCCTCGGCACCGCGACCACCACTGAGACGGAGCTGCTCGTCAGCGGGCACCCGCCGCGCGTGAAGCCGATGACGACCAAGGACGTCGTCGCTTCGGGCGGTCTCTACACCGCATCAGATCTCAAGGTCGGCCCGTTCACCCCGCCGAACGCGAAGGGCGGCACCGACCCGTCGATCTACAACCCGAACACGAGCAACAGCCCGACCGCAATCACGTTCCGCGTGTCGGGTCCCGGGCTGCCGTCGGCTGGCATTCGCTGCGAGCGGATCAACGACGACACCTACGGCAACTTCTCGCACTACCTGATCCTCAGGCAGACGGGGGCGACGTGAGCGAGACCATCGTCACCGTCGACTCGTCGTCCGTGCGCGCGAAGCTCGCCAAGCTTTCCGACGCACTCGAGCACGCAGCGGTCATCGCGACGCGTACGGCGGCCAACGCAGCGGCGCAGAAGGCGCGCGCATCGCGCCTCTTCGTCGACCGCACTGGCGAGCTGCGCCACTCGATCCAGCCGCACTCGGGACTCGTCGTGCGCGGGGGCGTAGGCGCGATGGTGCTCGCCGCATCCAAGCACGCGGTCTTCGTCGAGAAGGGCACGCGCGCGCACTTCATCACGCCGCGACCCGGCGGCATGCTCCGCTTCCAGGTGCGCGGTCACTGGGTCTTCGCGCGCGTCGTGCGGCATCCCGGCACGAAGCCGAGGCCGTTCATGAACTACGCCGCCGTGCATGGTCGGACCGTGCTCACGTCCTCGCTTCAAGCCGAGGTCCGCCGCGCGCTCCGCGGCGGTGGCGGCTTCGGTGGTCGGGTGACCTGATGGCGGACTTCGACCAGTTCGGCTACGGCGGCGCGGTCTACCCGCTCACGTCGTCGACGACCAACTCGCTCCTCCGCGACGCTGACCCGGCGCTCTTCTATGTGCTCGAGTTTCTCTCGTGGGGACTCGGGCACTATCTCGACGCGCGCATCACGGCGGCAACCAACCAGGTCCCGAGCCTGTCGATCGTCTCGCGAGCGGTCGCCTACGCGACGCCGCTCAACCCAGCGCCGTTCCTTACGCAGCAGCAATTCAAGTTCCCGCTCCTCGCGATCTATCGCGTCGACGACGAGCTCCGCGACCAGTCGCAAGTGTGGCGCACGAACGACTGCACGCTCGCAATCGAGTACGTGCTCCCCCCGCTCGACTCCGCGCAGGCGGAGCAACTCATCCCGCTGCTCAAGTCCGCGCGTGACGTGGTCGACCGCCTTTGCCGCGTGGGCCATCACCCATCGTTCACGCCCACGGGCGGGACGGCAGGCGCGGGCCCGTTCGGACCATCGTTCGGCGGCATCGCCGCCATCGACGTGAAGCGCGCCAAGTTCGGCGCGTACCCGAACACGGAAGGCAAGCTCGACTTTCCCGCCGTCGTCCTCGAGTGCGTGATGACCGAGCGCACCGAGCCCGTCACCGGCGCGCTCGAGGCGTTCGCCGCAGCAGACGTGCACGTCGACTCGAAGGCGTCGGACACGGACACAACTCTCACTGACCTCGTCGTCGTGGACACGAGCGTCGGCTGACCAAACACCGCGCGGGCGCTGCCCGGCGAGGAGACAAGCATGGGAACGCTCCGCGTGCTCGCCGCTGGCGAGGCACTTGTGCAGGACTTTGCCGCGATGCGATCGGGCGTCCGTCGCTTCATCGGCCGCAAGATCGACCCGAACCAAGGCGAAGAGTTCGTCGACGAGGAGGACCCGACCGTCAAGCGACGTCAGGCGGTCTTCGTTCCGACGGACGCGCCGGAGCTCGTGCAGGACTGCCCCGAGTACCGCAAGGCGCTCATGGCCGGCGACCTGCTCCCCGCCGACGAAGCGACCGCGAAGGCCGTTGGCCTCGCCTGGAAGGCCGCGCCCAAGCCGGCCGTGAAGGAGTGATCCAATGACCGCTTCGATCGTGCTCACCGGCATCGGCGCCGGCTACCCCAACCCCGGCGTCTACGTCGAGGTCAACTACGCGCAGGGCAACGCGCTCCCCGGCACCGGCACGTACTCGATCCTGATCCTCGCGAACAAGACGAGCGCGGGCAGCGGCACCGCCGACACCGTGATCTACGGGCCCGACACTCCCGTCCCGCTCCAATCGGAGCAGGACATGATCAACATCGGTGGCCCCGGCTCCGAGGCGCACCGATGCTTCCGTGCGATGGCCTCCGTGCTCGGCGCGGGCAGCACCATCCCGGTCTACTGGCTCTTCGTCGGAGAGAGCGCGGGCACGGCTGCGTCGAAGAACATCACGCTCACGGGCGCGGCGTCCGGCGCCGGCAACCTTCGCGTCTACGTCGGCGGCGGCTTCACGCCCGGCGAGGAGTACGTCGACGTCGTCATCTCGAGCGGAGACACCGCGGATGCGATCAAGTCAGCCGCCATCACCGCGATCAACGCGCGCACCTTCTGGCCCGTCACGGCGTCGTCCGGCGGCGTGGGCATCATCACGCTCACGGCCAAGCAGAAGGGGCCGCGCGGCAACGACATCATGGTGCAGTGCGCGATCACGAACGGCATCACGACGTCGGTCGACACGACGACGCGCACCCCGCTCGCCAGCGGCGCTACCGCGGACAGCAACGCGACGGCGCTCACGACCATCTCGGGTCAGCGCTACTTCTACATCGGCTCCGCGGCGAACGATGCCACCCAGTTCGGCGCGATCGGCTCGGCGCTCGGCACGCAGGCGCTCCCCGGCAACGGCATCCGGCAGCACGCGCTCGCCGGGTTCTCCGGCACGCTCGCGAACGCCAACACGCTCTCGACCACGCTCAACAACGCCCGTTGCGGCGTCGCGTGGCAGGAGCTGAGCGACTTCACGCCGGCCGAGATCATGGCGCACACGCTCGCTGTCATCGCGCTCGAGGAGGCCGGCAAGCTCCCGCGCCCGCGGCACAATTTCTCGCTCTTCGGCCAGAGTGCTGACACCCAACCGAAGTGGAAGCTGCGCGCGCCGCGCTCGGCTGTCACGCCGACGCCGACCGAGATCCAGAGCGCGCTCAACAACGGCACCTCTCCGATCGCCTCGAATCGCAACGGATCGAGCTTCCTCGTGAAGCTCGTCACCACGCGGTCGCTCAACGGCTCAAACGCGGACTATCGCGTGCGCGACTGGCACCGTGCGACGGGGCCCGACTTCTTCGCCGATGACCTCTCGGCGCAGGTCATTGCTCGGTACCAGGGCAAAGACATCGAGGACGATCCGCCGGCTGACCAGCCGCCGCTCCCGCAGAACAACAACGCCGTCAACTCGCGCGGGTTCAAAGACACCGTGTTCGAGATGATCGACTTCCACAACGACAACGGCAACGCGAAGAACGTGTCGTCGATCAAGGCCGGCACGCAGGTGCAGCGCGAGACCACGCCGACGAACCGCATGAGCGCGCGCGTGCCGTGGCAGTCGGTCGACATCTTCGACCAGGCCTGCATCGCGATCGACCAGGTCGGCTGACGCATCCACGCAGCGATGACGGTGCCGGGCGCGGCGCCGCATCGCCGAGCCCACTCCACCGGCCCTGAGCCGGACGCGCCCGCTTTCCCCTCTGGCCCGCCCTCGCGCCAGCCGATGTCGGCTGCTCGTGACGGCGGGCTTTTTCGCAGGAGTCCGCCGTGGCCAACCTCATCAAGTACACCAACGCACTGGTCTACGCCGACGGCGCGCTCTTCGCCGAGAACGTGTCGGTCAAGATCTCCCGCAAGAGCGGAGCGATCCCGGTTCACACGACGCCGAAGGGCCTCGCCGGCTTCGCGCAGGGTGCGCCGGAGACGAGCATCTCCGTCGAGAACGGCGTCCCGCTCGCCGACTTCGAGCTCGACCCTGGCAAGTACATGAAGTTCGGCAAGACGATCACGCTCACGATCCAGGCCGCGGGCAAGTCGCTCAAGTGCAAGGGCCAGATCATGGAGGACTCGTTCAGCCACTCGGCGAACAGCGCGTCGTCGCTGTCGTTCGAGTTCCTCGGCGGCCTCGCGAGCTGGGAGTGAGTGAGGCATGAGCGTCGTCCCGCAGCACACGGACCCGGCCGCGCTCTGGGCGGCGCTCTCTGCCACGCCTCGTCCCTTCGACGTCGTCGACATCCCGCGCAAGGACGCGAGCGGGAAGCCCGTCGGTCAGGTCGCGCTCGTCGTCCTCAAGGTCGAGGAGCAGATGGCGTGCGCTGCCCAGGCGGGCAAGTTCGCGCGCAAGATGCTGCGCGAGAAGGATGGCGACCTCTCACCGTCGCATCCCGACTTCCAGGACCTCTACAACAACCAGGCGGCGCTCGAGGTGCTCTGGCGTGCGTGCCGCATGCCGGGGAATCTCGACCAGCGCGCATTCCCGAACCCGGAGCAGATCCGGTCGACGTTCACCGACGACGAGATCGCGGTGCTCTTTCGTGCGTACCTCCAGGTCAAGTCGGAACGCGGGCCGATCGTCAGCGAGATCGAGGAGCGCGACGTGGACGCGTGGGTCGAGCGGCTGCGCGAGGCGGGCAGCAAGCTCCCTTTAGGTTTGCTCTCGTGGGACGGGCTATCGGACCTGACGTGGCGTTTGGCCTCGCGCCTGTCGACGTCCTCGACGGGCACTGGCTCTGCTGGCGCGCCGCCGTTGAATGGCTCCGAAGCATCGGCGGCCTCGAGTGATGACGGCGTGAAGCCGATCTCGTTGGAGTGACATGCAAGGCGACACGATCCGCATCGACTTCCAGGTCGGCGCTCTCGCTGAGGTTCAGCGCGCGCTCCAGACGGTGGAAAAGGCGCTTGTGCGCCTCGACTCCGTCGCGACCAAGTCGGCGGGCCGGTCGATGTCCGAGCGCACGCGTACCGTCAAGGGCGAGCTCTCGCAGCAGGTCCGCGAGCAAGAGAAAGCCGCTCGAGACGCCGAGCGCATCGCGCGCAACGCTGCCCGTGTCGCGCAGACGCTCGCGAAGGAACGCACGAAGCAAGAGGCCATCGAGGCCAAAGAGCGCACGAAGATCGCCGAGCGGGAGGAGCGCGACAAGGCCAAGGCGGCAACGCGCTACCTGACCGAAGCACGGCAGGCGCGCGAGCGACTCGAGCGGCGCTCGGCCAACGACGCGCGCGCGGGAGAGCGTGTTCGTGACCGCGTAGGCGGCGCCGCAGGGCGACTCGTCAGCAACGCCATCGGCACGACCACGAAGCTCGCTGGCGTCGCGCTCGGGCTCGGCGGAGGGTTCACCATCGCCGATGCGCTCGGAAGCGACATCCGGCTTCGCGGCAAGGCGCGCGAGCTCTCGATCCAAAGCGAGGGGTCTGTGTCGGCCGATCAGGTGTATGGCATGGCCACCCGCGGCGGCGTCCAGTACGGGCGCAGCGCGGAGGAGATGGTCGGCGGTCTCGATCGCTTCTACGCGAAGGCCGGCGACATGAACATGGCCGTCAAGATGATGGGCGAGCTCGCCGAGCTGGCCAACGCGACGGGCGCGTCGTTCAACGACCTATCGGAGGTCGCCGGCCAGTTCTTCGCGTCCGACAAGACGATGAGCGCGGAGCAGCTCGCCCAGGCGATGCGAGACATCGCCGAGCAGGGCCGTCTCGCCAGCGTCGATATGCGCGAGCTCGCGCAGTACGGCTCACGCCTCACCGGCGCCGCAGCGCTCTTCGCTCCTGGCGCGAACGGCACTCGGCTCGACACCGTGCGAAAGCTGGGCGGGCTCACCCAGATCGCCGCGGCCAAGGGCGGCGCGTCGAGCGCCGCTGAGGCAACGGAGAGCGTTCTCGCGATGGGGCTCGACATCAACGAGCACGCGGACCGCTTCAAGGAACTCGGCATCAACTTCGCCGACAAGAACGGGCAGCTCAACGATCCGCTCTCGATCATCCGCCAGGCCGTCGACAAGACGAACGGCAACAGCGGCGCGCTGATGGAGCTGTTCGGC